GGTAAAGATGGTGTGGTGTTTAGTAACTGTAAATTTAATAACGAATATTTAGTTATTGATACCGAATCACAAAATACCTTATTAGGTATGGAGCAACAAAAAACTCAAAATAACGCAAACAGAGCAGCCGAAGCGTTTAAAAAGAGACAAGAATTACTTAACAATAAATAAACAAAATAAAATATGACGGAGAGAATCTTACAAGACAATCCAGGACGTTTTGTCCTTTTCCCAATCGAACATCACGATTTGTGGAAATTTTACAAACAATCTGAAGCGTCTTTTTGGACAGCAGAAGAAATTGATTTAGGTCAAGATGTTACAGATTGGGAGAATAAATTAAATGATGACGAAAAACATTTTGTTAAACACGTTTTAGCGTTCTTTGCGGCATCCGATGGAATTGTAAATGAAAATTTGGCAATGAACTTTGTTAATGAGGTTCAATATACTGAAGCCAAATTCTTTTACGGATTTCAGATAATGATGGAAAACATCCATAGTGAAACGTATTCTTTATTGATTGACACATTGGTTAAAGATAAAGAAGAACAACATAAATTATTTAATGCGATTGAAACAGTTCCGGCAATTAAGAAAAAGGCTGAATGGGCACTTAAGTGGATTAATTCTGATTCATTCGTTGATAGACTTTTGGCGTTTGCCGCAGTTGAAGGAATTTTCTTTTCTGGATCATTCTGTTCAATTTTCTGGTTAAAGAAAAGAGGTTTATTACCAGGACTTACTTTCTCGAACGAATTAATTTCAAGAGATGAAGGTATGCACTGTGACTTTGCTTGTCACCTATATAATAATCATATTGAAAATAAAATCTCACAAGAAAGAATTAAAGAAATTATTTGTGGGGCTTTGGAGATTGAAAAAGAGTTTATTCTTGAAGCATTACCAGTTCGTTTAATTGGTATGAACTCTGATTTAATGTCTCAATATCTTGAATTCGTTACTGATAGATTATTAATAGCCTTGGGTTGTTCTAAAGTTTACAATTCAGAAAATCCATTTGATTTTATGCAGAACATCGCATTACAAGGTAAAACTAATTTCTTTGAGAAAAGAGTTGCCGAGTATCAAAAGGCAGGAGTTAATAATGTAGCAACCGAAGATTTAGATTCCGCGTTTGACGAGGATATGGACTTCTAAAATATAGTACAAGATGAAAGTAAAAAAAAGAGACGGTTCCCTGGAGGAAATGAGATATGATAAAATAACACGTAGAATAAGTGTTTTTTGTAGTGATTTAAATTTAGAGTACGTTGACCCAACATTTGTCACATTAAAAGTAACACAAGGAATATACGATGGAATTTCAACAACTGAGTTGGATGTGTTAGCGGCTGAAACTGCTGCGGCGATGGTTACGACTCACCCAGATTATGCTAAATTATCTGGCAGATTGGCAGTATCCAACTTACATAAGACAACACATAAAAAGTTTTCCCAATGTATCAAAGAGTTATATTCTTTTGTTGAACCAAAGACAGGTAAGGAATCTTCATTAATTGATGAGGGGGTTTACAAATTCGTAATGGAAAATAAAGAAGCTCTAGATGGTGCAATTCACCAAGAAAGAGATTTAGAATTTGACTATTTCGGTTATAAAACATTAGAACGTTCTTACCTTTTAAAAATTGGAGATAGAGTGGTGGAAAGACCACAGTATCTTTATATGAGAGTTGCGGTAGGTATTTGTAAAGGTGATTTAGAAATGGCGTTAAGAATCTACGACGATTTATCACAACACTTCTACACACACGCAACCCCAACATTATTTAACGCTGGAACACGTAGAGCCCAAATGTCATCTTGTTTCTTAATTGGAAATAAAGGTGATGATATTGATGGTTTGTTCGAAACAATTGGAGATGTTGCAAAGATTTCTAAATGGGCAGGAGGTATCGGATTACACGTTCACGATGTTCGCGCTAAAGGTGCTTACATTAAAGGAACGGGTGGACAATCTGACGGTTTGTTACCTATGATGAAAACTTATAACGAAGTTGCTCGTTGGATTAATCAAGGAGGAAAACGTAAAGGTTCATTTGCGGTTTATTTAGAACCTTGGCACTCAGATGTTTTTGAATTTATTGATTTGAGAAAGAATCACGGTAAAGAAGAAATGAGAGCGAGAGATTTATTCTTAGCAATGTGGACCCCAGGTTTGTTTATGGAAAGAGTTGAACAAGATGGAGATTGGTCTTTATTTTCACCAGACGAAGCTCCAGGGTTATCTGATGTGTACGATTCACCTGAAGATAAGGCGTTTACTCGTTTGTATGAACAATATGAACAAGAGGGTAAAGCAAGAAAAGTAATCAAAGCGAGAAAGTTAATGGATGCAATCCTAACTGCTCAAATCGAAACAGGAACACCTTATATGTTATATAAGGACCCAGCAAACTATAAATCAAACCAAAAGAATTTAGGCACCATTAAATCTTCAAATTTATGTACCGAGATTATTGAATATAGTTCTCCAACAGAACAGGCGGTTTGTAATTTGGCTTCAATTGCATTACCAAAGTATATCATTAATGGAGAGTTTAATCACGATTTATTGTATGAGTACACTTACCAAGTTGTTAAGAACTTAAATAACGTAATTGATTTAAATTACTATCCAACTGAAGAAACAAAACGTTCAAACTTTAAACATCGTCCAGTGGGTCTTGGTGTTCAAGGATTGGCTGACGTATTCTGTATGTTAGGGTTACCATTTGAAAGTGAAGACGCAGATAAATTACAAACAGATATTTTTGAGACAATATATTTTGCTGCAATGACATCTTCTAAAGATTTATCTAAAGAATTTGGTCCATATGAATCAATTACGGGATCACCGATTGAAAAAGGTGTGTTCCAATTTGAAATGTGGGGTAAGCAAGATAATGATTTATCAGGTCGTTGGGATTGGAAATCTTTGAGAAAAGAAGTTGTTAATTATGGTGTTAGAAATTCATTATTAGTTGCACCGATGCCAACAGCATCAACGGCACAAATCTTAGGAAATAATGAAGCGTTCGAACCATTCACAACTAATTTATATTCTCGTAGAACATTGAGTGGTGAGTTTATTATGATTAATAAACACTTAGTTAATGATTTATTAAAATTAGGTTTATGGAACGATACCATTAAGAATAAGTTAATTATGGAGAATGGTTCCGTTCAAAACATTCCTGAGATTCCAACTGAAATGAAAGAGGTCTATAAGACGGTTTGGGAAATGTCTCAGAAGAGAGTTTTACAAATGGCCGCAAACAGAAGTATATTTATCGACCAATCACAATCGTTAAATCTATTTGTGGACAACGCAACTAAACCTAAATTATTGGCGGCACATTTATTCGGATGGAAATTAGGTTTAAAAACGGGAATGTACTATTTGAGAACAAGAGCTGCGGTAGATGCTTTAAAAGGTTTAGGTGTGGATACATCATCATCAAAACCAGTTGAACAAACACCATCAGTAACTAATGTTGAGGTACCAACAAATAATACATTAATTAGTGAAAGTACACCTGAAGTTGTAATGACATCAGAAAGACCAACTGACTCACCATTTGAGTGTGAGGGATGTGGGTCATAAAAGATAACGGGTGACTCCCTCAAAGGGAACTGTCGTCAAGGCGTACCTTGAGCATCTATGTTTTGAGAATACAGGGGGTGAATATCAAGACACTACATTAATCCCGACTTCGGTCGGGATTTTTTATTTATTACCATTTTAGATTAGTTTATATTTATTTGATATGGCAGCAACTTACGGTATAGATTTTCCATTTAGGAATAGTTTAAAAGGTGACTTCTTAAGGATGACAGAATCACCCGAAAGAGAAGTTCGTGCAAATTTGGTTCATTTACTATTAACAAGGAAAGGTAGTAGATATTATTTACCAGATTTTGGTACTAGATTATATGAATATATTTTTGACCAAAATGACGTGGTTACTTTTGGATTGATTGAAGATGAAATAAGAGAAAGTGTTAAAAAATACATTCCGAATTTAGATATTAATTCAATTGATGTAGTATCCGCAGAAAATGACCCTGAAGAGACTAAGTTATATTCACAGCAAGAAGATGAAAGATTATTTAGAGTATCGGACGCTACGAGTAAACCATACACCGCAAAAGTAAAAATAGACTACACGGTTAATAACGGATCATTCACATCATCCGACTTTGTAATTATAAACATATAAAATGGCTAAAAAAATATCATACGCAACGAGAGATTTTGCGGGATTAAGACAAGAGTTAGTAAATCTAACAAACGATTACTATCCAGAATTAATAAAAAATACTAACGATGCGTCTATATTTTCGGTATTGTTAGATTTAAATGCTGCCGTGGCGGACAACTTACACTTCCATATTGATAGAGTATGGCAAGAAACTATGTTAGATTTCGCACAACAAAGACAATCTCTTTTTCACATTGCCAAAACATATGGTTTAAGAATACCTGGTAATAGACCTTCAGTTGCTTTATGTGATTTTTCTATTAATGTACCTATTGCAGGGGATAAGGAAAAAAGTGAATATTTGGGTTTATTAAAGGCAGGTGCTCAAGTTTCGGGAGGTGGTCAAATATTTGAAACATTAGAAGATATTGATTTCTCAAATCCATTTAACAGTAAAGGTGAACCAAATCGTTTAAAGATACCTAATTTCGACGGTAATAATAAATTGGTGTCATATACTATCACTAAGAGAGAAGCGGTCGTAAACGGAGTTTCAAGGATATACAGAAGAGTTATTACTGAATTAGATCAGAAACCTTTCCTAAAACTTTATTTACCTGAACAAAACGTATTAGGTGTTGTATCAGTTATACATAAAGAAGGAACATCATTTGGGGCAAATCCAACATCATCAGAATTCACAACATCAACCAACAAGTGGTATGAGGTTAAATCATTAATGGAAGATAAGGTCTTCATAAAAGACCCAACTAAAATTTCAGATAAGGATAATTTTATACCTGGAACATACCTATCCGTTACAAACAAATTTATGACGGAATACACACCTGAAGGATATTATTCAATGACATTCGGGTCTGGTACTGTAGACCCAATGGCAAACTTAGATAATTTCGTAACGGGTAATTTAAAAGTTGGTTTAGGTTCATATTTGAATAACGTATCATTAGGTGCTGTTCCTAAATCAAACACCACAATGTTTGTAAAATATAGAATTGGAGGAGGTAAAAACTCAAACTTAGGGGTTAACGTTATTAATAGTGTTGATAACATCGAATTCAACGTAAACGGTCCCGTTTCAACGGTAAATTCACAAGTAGTTCAATCTTTAAGAGTGACGAACGTAACACCTGCAATAGGTGGTGCAGACCAACCAACAATTGACGAAATTAGAAATATGATTTCTTATAATTTCGCGGCACAAAACAGAGCGGTAACATTAAATGACTACAAATCTGTTATTGAGAATATGCCACCCACATTTGGAGCTGCGGCTAAGGTTAATGTAATGGAAGAAGATAATAAAGTAAAAATCAAATTATTGTCTTACGATTCTGATGGTAACCTTACTGATGTTGTTTCAAACACATTAAAAGATAACGTTACGGAATATATTTCACAATTTAGAATGATTAATGACTTTGTTGAGATTCAAAGTGGTGAGGTTATTGACCTTGGATTAGAAATTGATGTAGTTGTTGATAGAAACGAAATAGAATCGGACATTATCAAATCGATAATTGAAAAAACGATTTCATATTTTGCCATTGAAAAAAGAAAAATGGGTGACCCATTATTCACTGGAGAATTATTAAAAGAAATTGGATCAACAAGTGGAGTGGTTAACGTTGTGGATGTTAGGGTTTTCAATAAAACAGGTGGTGAATATTCACAAGCTGAGGTGTCACAATCATACAAAACACCAGAAACAAAAGAAATTCTACAAGCGGATATGACCGTTTATATGAAGTCAAACCAAATATTCCAAATTAGATTCCCAAATAAAGATATTAAAGTTAGAGTTAAACCTCTTACTTCGACTACATTTTAATTAATTTTTTTCTTATTATAATGGAAAATAGTCTGCTTTCTATTTATTATAAGAATGATACAAAAACATAGAATTTCAACGAATATTGGTAAAGACCAAATTCTAAAAGTCGAACTTAAACAAGATTTTGATTTATTAGAGATTTTGTCTTTAAAATTTACACAAAAAGATATATACACATCTCTTTGTGCGGATTATGGTGTGGTTTGTGGTAGAATTACCGTTAACAACGGTTTAGGTGTTCCAAATGCTCGAATTTCTATTTTCATACCTTTAGATGAAACGGACGAACAAGACCCCGTTATCTCAACGTTATACCCATTTAAAACGGTTAACGATAAAAACGAGAACAACTACCGATATAATTTATTACCATCAAGAAAACAACACGGAGGTCACGAACCAACAGGTACTTTTTTTGACCAATCCGACATATTAACTAGAGAAGAGGTTTTAGAGGTATATGAAAAATACTACAAATACACTGTAAAAACTAATAGTGCGGGTGATTTTATGATATGGGGAGTTCCATTAGGTGAACAAACAATCCACGTAGATTTAGATTTATCCGATATTGGTTGTTTTTCATTTAGACCTTATGATTTTATTAAACAAGGACTCGGATCAGACCAATTCAAAAATACTTATACTTTTAAATCTTCAGTGGATTTAGATTCATTACCACAAGTAGTGTCGTTTAATAAATCAATTGAAGTTTATCCATTTTGGGGTAATGAAGACATCTGTGAAATTGGGTTAACTAGAACCGATTTTGATTTATCGGAAGTCGGGGTTAAAATCGAACCCAAGGCGTTTTTTATTGGTGGAACATATACCGATAGTGGTAAGAATTCCGTTAATAAAAACTGCTCACCAAGACGTAAAATGGGTCGTAAATGTGATTTAATTACAAAAACGGGAACCATTGAGGCAATTAGATACACACCAATAAAAGACGATAGTAATCGCCCAATATTGGAAGTTTACGATATTCAGGAAGATATACCTGAAGATGGTTCATTCGTGTTTCCCGTACCGATGAATATGGATTATATTTTCACAAACGAATTTGGTGAAAATGAAATTACAAACGATACTAATAAAGGGGTACCTACATCCGCTTGTTATCGATTTAGGTTTTCATTAGACGATTCTGGTAACGCGAGAGCGAGAAAAACTGGAAACTTCTTAGTGCCCAATATTAGAGAATATGAAAATGAGGTCGATAAATCGTACGCGTTTTCAACTAACTATTCGGATTATCCAACAGGTGCCGTTTCTAATAACTCAGACAGAGGAATGTTGTATAACGAATTAGGACAATATTATCCTAGAGATTATTTTTATAGAATGACATATAATAAAGTTTATACTATGTCATCTTTTCAAAACATATACTACAATGGAAATTCATTTACTAATGATAGATATGTTGGATTAAAAGAAATTGTGCCGGCGGATGAGGAAGATTGTTCAAGTGAAATTGTTACCCCTCCAGTTAATTTTGGTAAAAAGAATTTTACTTTCACATTATTAATTGCCGATATTTTATTGTTCTTTGAACAATTAATTAATCTTGTTACGTTAACTTTTTTTAATACCATTGCAAAAGTTTTTCACTCTTTTGCGGATGCAACAGATTTCTGGCCGATTAGGAGATTATCCAGAACAATTAGAAAATTTGCATATTCAATCCAAGATGCGTCTCAACGGACACTTTATTTAATATCATACCCAGAATGTGAAGAATGTAATGGCGATAACGAATATGGTTCACAAGGGGGACAGGGATCTAACTTAGATTATTGTGAAGTTGGTACGTTAAATATTGCTGGAAGTTCCGACCAAGGAAATAGATTATTGGATGCTTCTAATTTTGTTTTTTCCATACCAGATAACGGACTATGTTCTACGACCGCAATTCCGATAACTGATATAACGGATTTTATCAGTAGACAATCTGATTACTTGTTAACATATGGTTCTACACACATTCAACTAACATCATCATCTTTTCAATATGACTCAGTAACAAGTGGATATACGTTTAATGATAGTGGAGAGTATTTTTCAGATGATTCGTCTTATAGTGTTGTGATAAGTGACAAAAATCACACATCAACACCGTTTAGTATAACTGTACCATTAGAAACTGGTTGTGAACTCTATGATGTACCGTATAACGAAGGTTTAGTTAGTACTTACTACATAGGAACAGGAAGAACTCCATCGTCAACGTACACCGTGGGTATGGATGTTACCGCAACAAAAATATCCGATTCTGGGTACCAATTACCAACTAGTTATGATGGAGACACTTACACTCCATTTACCCCATCTGGTTATTCTGAGTTTTCAAATGGTGCGTTTATAATTATACCTGGTTCATTATCCACTGGAAGATTGTTTAACATTCTTAAAGAATATAGAAAAAGAAAAAGAGTTGGAAAACTTTTTTGTGGAGGAATAGTAAATTATTCATTTGTGGACAACTGGTTATCTGGTTCCTTATATTTCTTCCTTTTTAAAGCAAGAGGTGGTAGTTATTGTGATGAAATAATTAAACACATACCGTCAGAAGACAAATATTATTATCGTTCGGCAATATATAGAAACGAATCGTCTTGGGGAGATAGTGGTAAAAATACTTTTATAGGTAGACCAACAACAATGGTAGATTTAGGACCGAGAGATGAATTTATAAAAGAAATATGTATTGACCCATCGTTAGATCCTAACTGTTCAGTTACTAGACAAATAGGACCAACATCATTTAAAAGTTTTGGTGAAATAATGGGATTGGCTATTAACTATAGATTGGATGTGAGTAATGCTGAACACGACATTAACAATTTCTTTGATAATGAAGGATTTAGTTACACACAAAGAGTCTTTGATGGTGACTTATTACAACTAATATCAATAAACAATGAAGTGGGAATTGAAGAATTTGACTTACAAAATCCTAGATATCTTGGATATTCATATCAATTCTTAGACCCCGAATTATATCAACAAGTGTTTAAAAATGGAACAAATGTCTACGGACCGTTACCAATTACATTTTATTTAAGTGAAGATGGTGAAAGAGTTAGGGCTTGTTTAAATGAACCAACACATATTGCAAATGACGGTGTTACACAAGTGAATGGAAGGTTAACCGAATCATCTCAAAAGGTACCATTCTTTTTATGGGATAAAAAGGGAACTGGATTTGGACCATATAACTCCACCACATTAGATAATCAAGGATGGGATTATGGTAGTATACAAGTTCAACCATTACAAGGTATGACATATGGTTATAATCTAACCAACTCGTCAGATGATTCAAGTGACAAATATTTGTTATTACCTATAACCTATACATTTAGTGGGGTTACGATTGATACAGGTAATGCCACTAATACAGTTGAATTTGATGTTATTGACACAAGTGCAGATAACCATACTGCATATGATAATGAATTCCCAGGGTTTACCTATTTGTATGTGAGTAGTGGAACAACATTGAATCCTGCATCGGGAACACTATACACTAGATATGGACATAGTGGAACTTGGGATGTAAAATCTTGGAATTATACCGATGATTTCATAATAAGAAAAACACAGGATTATTATAGTGGTAATAAACAAATCCTATCAACACCATTTATGTTTTATTTTGGATTAAAAGTGGGTAAAACAGGGGTAGATAAATTCATTCAATTTTTTGGGGATAAAGGAGCCTTTACATCTGCAGAATAATGGAAAAAAAGAAAATTATATTACCAACAAAAAGATTCTTCAAATCTAATGAGGAGGATTTAAATCTAAGAATTAATTTAGATGAAACCGAAGCGTTATTACGTGAAGGAGACAGAGATATTGTTTTAGACGTTCCAACACAATTTGAAACTGAAAGGGTAGAAAGTAACAATTATAAAGTTCACGGAAAACTTAAAATGGTTTTTAGAAATTTATATTCTGGAACGACATCGTTTAATCCTTTATTGAGAAAACTTTACTTACCAAATGATGGAATCGGAATTGCTAATGGGTTTTTACCATATAATGAATTCGCGTTTTTAAGAAACGACGTTGTTAGAGAAATTAATACAGCTAATCAAGGTTCTGATTTAACAACATTTAGTCAACAATTAACATTATCTGAAACACCAGAACATACGTTAGTGACACCAATAACTGCTCCATATCAAAATTGGAACATTTATATGTCATATGTATATGGACAAGATGAAGATTTTAAAATTAATTATACTTTAAGTGGTGGTACAACAGGAACTACTTACAGTGCAACCGCAAAAGACGGAATTCCATTTAGAGTAGTTGATGATGGTATTTATTATTCATTTATATCACCTGTTGAACACGGTATATCTGCGGGTGAGTACATTACAATTTCAACAACCGGAAATACATTTTACGTATCATCAGGTACTGGATATACAACTACAACTAGTTTATCGGGTAGAACTTTCTATGTTGAAACCGTAGGAAATGCCACATTTAATTCTGAAAAATATGTTTTAAATGTATTAAAGAGTGAATTTGTAAATGGTACTACTTTAGGTCCCGTTATTTTTGGTAGAAGATGTATCGATAAAGATAACATAACGGATACCATTTCAGAATATTATGTGCATAAACATAAAACACTAACAAGTGATTCTGATTATATCTTAGACAAAGCGGGATTTGAAAATTCAATTTGGGAGGATGAGAAAAAAATATTATTTGAAAATGCTTTAGGTGATAACGATGTTATCGTTGAAAGAAATAGAATGGAATCGTTAATTTATGATTTTAAAAATCCATTAACAGTAACAGGAATCACAAATAATTTAGGATATACACCAACAGATGTGTATGTATCTGTCATTCTTAAAAACGGTAATGGGTATTTTAATTATCCACCAAAAGTTGGGTTTAAATTTAATTTTCATAATACTTGGATTGATAACCATTTTAATGGTAATACGTCAATAGAAACTGGTATTACTCCCACTACTATATCATCAAATGCAACTGGATACACATTTACAGGTGGAACATCATTACCTATTAATACAATATTAACGGGTGCCTTTGTTGAATATAATAACAGTGAAATGAAAGAAACTATTATTAGTGAATCATTTCACAAATTCACCGCTAGAGTCGATTTATTTAATCACGGACAAACTGGTAGTACTGTAAATTTTTCTGGTGTTACATCAACAAATCAAAGTGGATTATACTATCAACCACACTATAGGGTTAAATTAAGACAATTGTCACCATACATTGAAACGTCAAATACGGATGACATTTATAATTTACCAGAAAATTCTAAATTTTTTGAAAATGATGGATTATGGAAATGGAAAGATGTTTATGACCCAGGATTTATTGATCCCGATGGGAATGGAGTAAATTATCCATTTATTAATAACATACATTACATCAAAAATGATATTAATTTCTATTTAAGAAATGAGGAGTTCTACAGAAATAAAACAGATGGTATAACTAGCTTCAATAATAAGCCTGGAGGAACAAATACAACTGATTGTTAATGAAAATTTTAAGAGATAGTAATGACAAAAAAATCATTTTAAATCAAGACTTAAATTTTAGAACGGATTTAGGATGGGAGGATTCTGCAAAAGAATTGGAGTCACAAACTTTACGTAAAATCATTAACCCAATTGAAAACTATGAGACGGTTAGATATATTCATAAACCGTACAATACAACATTAGGCGGTTTAACTTTCCCACAAACCGACATATGGTTCTATTTTTATTTTTTAAGTGGGTCAACATACGTACAAGATTATGAACCAACAGGATTGTCGGCAAATGAAAATGCGTTGATGCAAAAACAAGTAACTCAAAGTTTCTTTAGGTTAGAATTCTTTAAGACTCCAAGTAATATGGTAAATAATGTTGAAGTTGCTGACAGTCCGAGTAGATTTAATAGACGATTAGTATTTGCGAAAAACCTCTCATTACCGTTAGGTGAGAAATATTTTTACACAACTTTAAATGATTACATATATAAACCCGCCTTTATGGGTTCAAATTATAGAAACAAAGAAAATATGTATTTCTTCTGGTTCCAAGATGAAACGGCACTTAATGAAACATCATTAACTGGTAACACATTTTGGATGAGTGCTAAATTCTATAATGCTGAAGATGGTTCAATACAAGATTTTGTTAAATCCGACATTGGAAGTTCTGAAGTTAATGAAACTAATGATATGTACTATAAGGTGGTAATTGACAAAACTGATTACTCTTACCAAGTTTTTCGTTATAATAATGGTACACAAGGGACGAGAGTGGGTGAAAGTGCGGACCCTATAAAATTTTATCAGAAAAAAGGATAATGCAATCAAATAAATACGAAATATTAAAACAAACGGGAACAACATTCAATCTACCATTATATTTGGAAAGTAGTGTGGATGAAATGGGTGTTATGGTGGGATTTGACGGTGAAATACAACAAGTTGAACAATTGGTTAATTTCTCATATTCTGGTGTAACAGGTACTAAAACTGTACACATATATTCAACAACCAACCCTGACAAGTTAAGAAAAATCGTAGATCAAGTTTATAGTGTTAATTGGGGGGATAACAGTCCTGTTGTTTCATTACCAATCAATGAATCGACACCCAATTCAAATTTACCGACCCTATCTCACACATATGGGACTGGGATAACTGAAAGTGTAATAACGATTACCCTCAATTCTCCTTGGACAACTCAAATTATTTCAAAAAGTATTTCATTACCGTTTCTAAACCCTACGAACATTGATAATCCTTTGGGTTCATTTAGTGGAGTGACGATGCCAATTGAAATCGATTACATAAATCAATTGGATAATTCTACAGGAAGTACTGAAAATGCCACAATTAAATTTATGGGAATTGGAAAAAGTAGAATTGAAGAGTTAAGAAAATATGGTCAAACCACGTTTAATGGAGTTACGACGGGTACAACGGATGGTTCCACTTGGAGTGGATATACTTTAGATAATCTTTATTATCGTGATTTTAATGACGGTTATACAATGATTACAGGTAGTACTGAAAGTTTCACAAAAGAAGAAGTTATCAATAGGATGATAACTAGAAATGAACATTTTATTGGTTTTATTGATGAACCAACAATATATTCTGACATTTTCGTAGAGAGAGGAAAACAAGGTGTTATGGAAAAAAATTTAAGATTGGGAGAAATTGACAACATTGGTGAGGTTGACATCTATGGAAATGGATATTTTAATGTAAGAAAACAATAAAAATTATATTTATTAATAAAAGTTATGGCAGTAGGAAGTTACGGAATAATTAGACCAGCAGATGTATCCCCAGCGGACGTAGATGTTTTTTATCACTACGTTCCAAATAGAACATCAACTGCGGAGGTGACCTTAAAAAAGTTAAACTCTGAAGAAGTCCTTGCTCCAGTTTTTCATAACGGAGATACTACAGATAGTACGGATGCTCCAGATGTTGAAATTTTAGGTGGATTATATAATTTAACACTAACTTCTGACGATTTTAGTGACTTAGGAATATATACACTTCATATTAGACCAAAACAAATCCGAACTTCAATCACCGATTGCGGTATTTTGGCTTCATTACCATCTGTTAGAGGTTTAGTTATTGATTTAAGTAACGTTCCATCTGCAGATAGAAACAAATTCACACCTCAAGGATTAGTTGGATATCGTATTGAATATCTTAATTCTAACGATAATACCAAAGTTCCAAATTTTTATAGAATAGTAACATCATCTTTTTACTGTACTCCGGTGGTTTCAAATCTAACTAGTACAACTCAGAAGGCGATTAGATATCAATACAGTGTGGCTGCTTCAAATTTATTATTTTTAACGGTAACACCATCTTCGGCACCATCAAGTAGACCCAACGTGGTTCCATTTATTGGACAACCAGGACAAAACATTATTTTAACCAATACATTCTTTAACCCAACAACGGTTGAAGTGGAAATGGTTGAACACGATTCGTCAACATTGGCTTACGCGTTATACGGTAACCAAAGTAAAGCGGTGTCTTCAGGTATCTATACCATCTATGACAACAATAACAATATCTTCAAGCAATACAATCTTTATGAAGTTAAGGATGAGTTTAACGAAACTTTATTTGAGGTTAGAGAAAACAAGACAGATATTGATGAGACATTAAATTTCGATGATATTACACAATAATGGCAAAAAGAAAAGTTCCAAGTCAAGTTGCGACGGGTGCAGAAACATTTAGTGATAGTTTAGTTGGTAGACAAATAACCGACGGTACTAGTCAATTGACTAATACGAACTTTGCCATTGACCGCATTATACCTGAAAAAGATAGTAAGAAATTTAGAACAAGTCAGTTTTCGGATTTTTTAACTTTAGATGATTTAAAAGAGGAAACAAATTCCCCAACTACATCAACTAAAACTAAAGAAGAGAGAAAAAAAGAAATTAAATTCAAATCTTCTAAGAGTAATGCGTCGGTTTCTACTTTCGGTTCATTAAGAAGTAGATTATTAGCATCTATTACACGAATAATTAAAAAATTCCCAGCTTCTTCACTTGTTGACTCTGATAGTTTAGTTAAGAATTCGATTTATACCGCATACAATATATCCTACGATTCAAATCAAAACACAACAGAATTTACTGTTGATTTTGCGATGATTTATAATCCGTTAGATATTATATTTAAAACACCCAATAGTAACGTAATTCCAACCACTGAAAATGAAATTAGAAATCTATTTTCATCGTATAAGAAATACGTTATAGAAGTTTCGGGAACATCATATCAAGTATTAACATACAGTGAACCAAATTCAAGTAACGAAGTTTCGTTTAAAGTTTTTGGTAAACCATTTGGAACCTCGTCAACATACGATTTTAATTATTTAATTAGACCAAATGATGGTATAGTTGAAGAATTTTTTATGGGGTTAGATGATTTGGAAGAAATTCTTTTAAACAGAGAATCCTCACCAAAATTCAAAGCGTCATTTAAAGTACCTAGAGATAGTTTTGAGGGAGATAAAACGGAAATAACCGACATTGAGGTTAATTGGCCAATATCTAAAGACGGTTGGAATATTAAAATTGTCGGTTTAGAATATGAAAATTATCTAACACAGTTAACGGATTTATCAGATGAAATAGACGATTACAAATCAAACCTTTTAATAAGGTTTATGAGTTCACCTCAATTGTATGAGTTCGATACTGAAGATAAAAAAATCGAATCCATATTTCAATTATATGGACAAAATTTTGATAAAGTAAAAAAATACATATCTAACATTGCCAATATGCGTAATGTTACATATGACGGTATTAATAACGTTCCAGATGTATTGTTAAAAAACTTAGCTAATACATTGGGATTGTCAACTGTTAGTCTTTTAGATGAGAAACAAGTTGATGAATTATTATATGTTAGACAAGATTCACAATATGAGGCGGTTAACCTTGGCACAAATGCGGTTGATGCTGAATATGAATTTTACAGAAGATTATTAGTTAATTTAGTTGAATTATATAAATCAAAAGGTACTAGAAAATCTATTGAATTTTTCTTAAAATTCTTAGGCGCTCCTGAACCAATGATTAAAATAAACGAATACGTTTATAAAGTAGTTGGATTCCCTAAGTCTTTAGATTTAGAAAATGATATTTGGGACGTTATTGAAGGTACAAAAGTTAATACTACTTTAACCTTTGATGAGGAAACATTTTCATATATAACTGGGACAACAACATCGAAGACTACATATGATAGATCCGAATACCCTGTAATTGAAAATACAATTTTACCTAGAAGAGCATTTGACGATGATACGGATATGTTCTTCCAAAAAGGTGCGGGTTGGTATGAAAAAACATTAGACCACAGATCACCGATGATTTTGGATGAACAATTGTCTAAGGGAACTTATGTTAACGGTGTTTTCCAATTAACAGGTAGAACTAAAACAATTAAAACTAAATCAAAAGATTTTACTTACGGTGAGGACTATTTTGATGTATTTAGAACATTACCTGGATTAGACACAGGATTTGATATTGTTAATCAAATCGATAATAAGAAATCACACCCAACAGATGATGGGTCGGTTTACTTATTGAATAGAAAAAATATAAGTATTAACTTATCTTCGGCTCAAGCTCTTGATTACGACATATATAGAAAATCGAGAGAATTAAGTCTATCATTTGGTAGTACAACATTAACTCCACAAACTGGAGTGACATTTGCTGAATTTTTAAATAAGACATTAAGTCAACAAATTAAAAATTCAAATTCCGTAAAATATAGAAAGAGTTATATAATCCTTGAAGACATTTATAGAGATTATATAACTAATACAAATTTTACACCATACAATCTTCCTGACATAAACGAATTCATTAATAAGATGAGTCCTTATTGGACACAAGTAATAGACCAATTTATACCTGCAACCACATTATGGACTGGAGGTAATTTAATTGAAAACGGTGTATTCGGACGTTCAAAGTATCAATATAAATTTGGATGTCAACCAAAAGAATTTATCGAGGAGTTATATCCAGATTTTGAAACTGCAATCGAGGAAGATTTAGAAACGTTACTTGGTGATGAGGATAATTTCAGAGGGTTATTAAACTCAACTGGAGTTACTTATTATCCAATAATTGAAATTGATGGTGCGATTTATACTGGTAATCCTGTAGTTGTTAGTGGAATTGCTAATACAACAAATAGTGCAAAATTATTTGACGAATGGCTTTTGGACGATTGTACTTGTTCATTTGGAGGAACTGCATTGTTAAATGGCCCAACAACCACATACACACATAAATTACCATTAATTTGCGATTACAAGCAATATATTAATCCAGACGTTGCCAAAATTAAAGAACTTTGGAGACAATCATTAATTACATTAATTAATTTTGTCAACTCAGATAACGAAGTAAATGAGGCGGGATGTATTGACACATATGAACCTTACTCATTGGCTGCTAGATGGCCTTGCTTAAGTGGATGTACTTTAAGTGGTACAACAAAATATGGTACATCACCAAATACATTACCCGAACCATATCAATGTAGTGGTGTCGATAAAAAATTAATTGATTATCAATTCTTTACAGATATTGACGGTGTTGAAAAAATTAAATTTACGTCGATAAAGTACGGTCCAAATGATTGTTCGGTTGAGGAATATTTTGATTACAAATTCACATCATTAAACGAACCACAATTAACAACTTGTGGTATTGAATTAGACTTTTCAAATGAATGTGCAAATGGTGAAACCACAACGTATGTTTTAGGTAGTGAGGTTGATTGTAAAGTTAAGGGTGACATTACAATTAAAATCACTGGAACAACGATACCAGTACAATCAGGAACAACAACAGGTTGGCCAATATATGTACATAAGAATTGTGAAAGTGGTGTAAATCTTTTAACCGATTACACTATTTCAGGGGCAACTATGGACTATCCAGATAGTTGTACTCTTTTATTAAGAAACGTATACGAAGATGATGTTATCGATTTATTATTTACAGACGCGGCTAACTGTGACTTAAAAGTAAAAATCGAAGGATTAGACATAAAATATGTACAAGGTAATAAATTAACACCAGATACGTCTGATGATATTGTTTATGAGATTGTACCAAAAATACAATATAGAGAATCTTTTAACTATGGTTTAAAAGGTGATACTACTGTATTGGTTCTTACGGGAACAACCCCAAATAATTTAACTAATTACGTTGAACGTGAAGTTGGTAATTTAGTTATTGGGGACACGATTTTATCTGCAAATTATAAGAATTGTAATCAAATAAAAAACCAAGATATTAAAGACGGTTTATTAGAAGACGATTTCTCATTTGCGTATGATTATAATCCAATAACCATCTCAAACATAGATTGTTTAGGGTCCATTAAAAAGAGTATCATTGTTGGTAGAACATCAACAGGGACTGAAGAAACATTTGAAGTATTACCAACATCAAAACTAAGAGTTTATACTAATAAATTAATTACAATTGATGAGAACAGTAATGTAACAATTGAAAAATCTAAATCATATTTCTTTGACGTAAGATTTCCAGAACAATTACAAATTGCAATTGAACAAATTGAGCCTTGTTGTGATCATAAAAACGATTACTTAGAAAAAGGTGATTTTTTAATAACTGCGGAAGGTAAATTAATTGAAGTTATTTCAGTTGAGTTGGATTATTGTACACCTGAAATTTATTATCATATTAACATAACGGGAACACAACCAACTAATTTAATTGTGTTTAACGGTAACGATAATCATCAAATATTATTACAACACAGATACGACCAATTTACT